CGCTTGAACCTTGCGATTGTCGAGCAGAGTGAGGGCGCGGTAGTTGGTGAACACTCCCGCGAGGCTTCGCGCCTCTAGTAGCATGAGCGCTCGATAGGTGGGTGCCGCGAGACTCTGCGTCCCCCTGTTCGCCGCCAGGTAGAGCGCTCGGTAGAGCGCCCCGAACTGCTCCACAAAGTTGTGGGTCGGGGCCCCGAAGCTCTGCGCTGGAAAGACCGGTCCCGCCCCGATCCCGAAGGCGGTCGCCTTCGCTTGCCAGAACCACGTCCCGTTGGCGATTGCTGCTGAGGTCCAGAGCGCCTGCTGCGCCCCCGTGACGATCACTCCTGAGGAGGTCTGCAATCTGCCGCTGCCAAAGGTGCTCACCCGATCGAGCCGGTAGGTAATGAGTCCACTGCGGCAGATGTAGTCTCGCGCCGATGAGGACAGCGTGACGGTCGAGCCCGTGTTCGTCGCTGCGTCCAGCGGCGCCTGGTGACTCGGCACTTCCGGCGGGCGCTTCAGGAACGCCCCGAAGAAGAGCGCCCCGGCCTGATCGAGACCCATCCACTACGACCCGAGGATGCTGCCGCTGAAGTTCTTGTTGACCCCGGCGGCATGCTGAACTTCGAGGATGCAGGCAACGGTATTAGCGATGGTGTACGGCGCGTCAACTGCGATGGCCGTCACTCCTGCTGGACTCTGGACCTGGGCGATCTTCCGGGTACCGGATGGCGAGGAGAGCCGCGCCTGGAACGCTACGGTTGCATCGTCGCAGGAGACAGTAAACCCAATGGTCTGCTTGATCCCGTCGCCAGTGACGGTAGCAACCGTGGTCCAGGTTGCGGTAACGACGGCGACGGCCTCGGCGGTAGCAAGAGACATTCAGACCTCCTTAGGTGTACGAACCGACCGCTGCTGACAGTCGAACCTGACGCGGCCCCAGCGCGGCGCCGGGCGCCGGCGTGGTGTTGCGGATATAGAAGACTGCTGAGCTGACCCCCGCGCCCAGCGAGGTGACGGTGAAGGTCGTGCCGTAGGTCACGCCATCATTGGAGATCGCGAAGTCGGCGTCATTACAGGTGACCACGATCGTGTTCGCCGTCAGGGTGGCGCTGGAGTTCTTGAGCTTGAACTGCTTGACCACTGTGGTCCCGAGCGGTCGGTCGCCGAAGTCCTTGTCCACGGTGTACTCGGCGAAGGCGTTGTCGCCGTCCAGGAAGAGGATGTCGTTGGGAGTCTGGCCAGCAGACTTGACGCCGTAGAGGTGCAACGCGCCGAGCCTGCCGGTGTCTCCGTTTACCGTGCAGGTGAACCGCACAGCAGACTTGGCTGCGCTGAAAGTACAAGGTTTCACCGAGTCACGCCACGACGTCGAGGTGCCGCCGAGGTTCGGCGGGTATCCGGATGCAAAGGAGGCCGCCTCCCAAGTTCCGTCACCGCCATTAGCAGTGTCGTTCGAGCCCTGCAAGGCATTCATCACCCGGCCGTTGGACTCCAACGCCCATATCGCGCCGAGAACGGTCCTAGTTTCAGGGAAGAAGCAGACGGTTGCGGGAACCGAACTCAGGCCACCATAGGAAGGGCTCGCGGTAGCGTTGACCCAGTTTATGATTTCGGTAGAGGTCGGGTAGTTCGTCACAGGAGCAAAGGTGCCGTTACTGCCCGAAGACGTTGACTGACCAACCAGTGTGCCGTCAGCGTCGACAGGCATAAGGCGGCTCGGCATCGCTGCGTATGGCATCTCAGAACCTCATTAGATGTAGGGTGGCTGGAATGTGGTAGTGAGCCTGCTAGACGCACTCAGCCCTGTCGCCGTCCAGCTCAAGGCGTTGACGCCGGGCTCGACGAACATGAAAGGGAAGGCGCCGCTGTGGCGGATCGACCCGATGGCTTGAACCCCGTCGTTCAGCGCCGTCCACGCCCCGCTGTCGATCAGCAGGTGCTTGGTCGCGGCCACCGTCACCAGGCACTGCACGCTGACGCCGTTGGTGTTGTTGAGGATCTGCGGGTTCACCGCCGGGCCCAGGATGTCGAACAGCACCCGATGGCCCCGGACGGTGCCTGGGTGGGTGAAGTTGAAGTTGGTCGGAGAGGTGTGGACGTCGCGCGCTGAGTCCACCACGCTGGGAACGTAGAAGTACGGGTCGGCGAGATCGAAGTCGACGGTCGCCGCGTAGAGCTTGCCGATGACGCTGGCGTCGAGTGGCTGCCAGGCGACGACCTGAGCCTGGGCGGTGCGGACAGTGCCATCTGGGTGGCTGTGGACCAGCGCGCCCTGGGCACCCACCGCGAACAGCTTGGCGAGCGAGTCCAGCGAGCCGTAGATCGCAGCGGGTGAGCCTTTGATCTGAAGACCCAGGGCGACGCGCTTGTTGTCGTGCTGCTTCTGGACGAACCGCCGCCCCGGGAAGGAGGCCATCGGCACGTCCGCTCCTCGCAGCGGGGGGACCGCCCCGTAACCGTCGATCGACTGCACGCGGATCACGGCGCCATCGTTCAGGTTGGTGCCGGCGAAGCTCCAGACGTCGAGAAAGCTCATTGCGCCTGGGCCAGGTACGACACCTTGCGGAGCTCACGCGACACCGAGGTCGAGGCAGGCTCGGGTGTGGGGTTGTTCACGGTGATGTAGTTGGTCATGCCGCCACTCGAGCCCATGCCGCCGCCCTGGCTGCCGCTGAGCCGTCCCGCCCCGCCGACGTTGGGGCCGGCCAGTTTCAACCCTGCGAGCGCGCGGTGGGCAGCGTCGCTCTTCGTAATGCCCATCGCTATCCCCTCCACGATGGGGCGGCCTATTTGCTCAGCGAAGACAAGTGAGGGCGAGTGGATGCCCAGCAGGCCTTTGAAGCCGTTGACCACGCTGCCCGCCACGCTGCCCACCGCGCCGGCCAGCTTGCCCACTCCTCCCAGCAGGCCGCTGATCAAGCCCCCGATGATCTGCCCGCCGATGGCCACCAGCTGCCCGGGGAGCTTGCCGAACTCACCCAGGATGGTCGACACGATGTGGCCAATCGTGCCGATGGTGCCGCTCAGGATCCCGCCAAAGGTCGAGGCAAGCCAACCCCCCACACCCTTGAGAATGTTCCACACCACGCCGACTGCCCAGCTCAGGGCCATGAACTCGAGCTTGATCGGCAAGAGCGCGATGCTGATGACCATCTGCACGATGCTGATCAGCGCCTGGAAGGCGGGCACCAGGCCCGGGCTGCCGCCCACGATCCAGTGCCACAGGATCTGAATCTCATTCCAGAGCCAGTTGATGGCGTCGCGCACCGGCTTCACGTTGTTGTAGAGAAGCACGAGGATGGCCACGAACGCGACGATGGCCAGCACGATGACCCCGATGGGGTTGGCGTCGAGCGCAAGGTTGAGGAGCCACTGGGCGGCCGCCAGCGCGCTGACCTGTCCTGTTGCGACGCCGGTGATGACGGCCCAGGCGATCTGCGCCCCCTTGGCGATCGTGGTGGCCACGGTCCAGGCGGTGGTCGCCACGGTGACAAGTGCAGTGGCGACCGCGTGGGCGAGCATGATCGCCTTCCAGATCACGAAGCCGGCAACGATGCCGAGCACTACCGGCGCGATGGTGCTGAGGTGGTCGGCCAGAAAGCCCGCGGCCTTGGTGACCAGTGGCAAGGCCGTGGTGGCCAGCGCGGTCACCGCCGGCAGCATCTGGGTCCCAATAGTCACCAGGGCATCGGCGAAGGCCGCGTTGAGCTTCTTCACCTGCCCGGCCAGGGTCGCGCTCTTGAGCTCAGCGCCGGCGTGGGCGCTACCGACCTTGCCAACGGCGTCGATGTGTGCCTGCAGGCCGGCTGCACCCTCCATGACAATCTTGCCCAGAGCTGAGGTGGAAGAGGCGTGGAAGAGCGTCTGCATGGCGGCATCCCGGGCCGCTGGGCTCATCGCCAATAGTTTCGGTTGGAGTTGGGCGAGCACGTCGGTCAGCGGTTTGGTGTTGCCGGCCGAGTCTTTGAGCGATACGCCCAGCGAGTGCAGCAGTTTGTCGGGGCCCGCGCCGCCCTTCTCCAGGGTTTGCAGGGCGCTGGTGACCTGGAGCAGTCCACGGCTGCCGCTCAGGCCGTGGGCGTTGAGGTCGACCAGCAGGCCACTGGTGACGGCCAGGCTGGGGGTGGCGTCGCCGAGCCTGGAGTGCATCTTGGCCACGGCCGCCGCGATCGTGTCCACGCCGACGTTGGCGATCCGGCTGGCGTTGAAAAGGTCGTTGGTCGCGCCGGCCGCAGCTGTCAGCGGCATGTGATAGGCCGTCATGACGTCGGTGAGCGCCTGGCTGCTGGCGCCAAGGCTCTGGCCGCTGGCCTCGGCCAGGTCGGTCGCCTGTTTCATGAAGGCGAGCGACTGGGCACTCGTGAGAGCGGCGCCATTGAGCTCGCCGAGCTTGCCCGCTACGGGCGCGAAGGCGTCGGCCATTTCCTTGGCTGAGACGGTGACCTGGCCGCCGGTGGTCAGGAAAGCCTTGCCGATGTTGTCAGCCGCCACCTGGGTGATGCCGGCGTTGGCCGCGATCGAGGACGTCGAGGACTGGAACTGTTCTGCCGAATGGCCTGCCGCGACCCCAATGGCAATGATGCCACCGACCACAGCGAGCGCCCCGATCGACTTGGCCACATTGGCCATGCCCCCGGTCGCCTTCTTTTCGAAGCCCGAGACCGCGACGTCGCCCTCGGCCAGGCCGCCGATGAGCTCTTTGTTGGAGATGCCCAGCTCGAGCGCCAGCCGGCCCAGTGTGCCGGCCATCAGACGCGGTTCTCCGCGCCGAACCACTCAGTGGCCATCCGGATCAGGTTGTCCTCCTGCTCGGCGATCTCCTCCGGGGTGGCGACCTCCTCCTCGATGGCCTCGTCAGGCCAGAAGTCGAAGACCTCGTCGAGCACGTCCTGGGGCTGGACCAGCTGGTCCTCGCGCTCGGCGAACAGGTTGCGGATGGCGGCCGCGATGATTGCCGTCCGGTAGTCCTCGCGGCGCTGACCCAGGGGCTCCACGCGCTGGAAGGCCAGTATCTCCGCGAACTGGTGGGAGGTCATGTCCTGCTGCAGCGCCTCGGCTGACGGATAGCCGAGCGTCACGGCCAGGTCTACCCAGTGACGGCGCTCGGGTCGCCTTTTAAATCGGCGACGATCTCCTCGATGTCGTCATCGCTGAGCCCGCTCAGCCGCTGGGCGACCAGGAAGACGCGCTGCAGCGAGGCTGCCGACTTCTGCGTCAGCCACTCGATGTCGGACGGCTGGAACTGGAGTGAGCCGTCGTCGTTGATGCAGGTCTTCTGCACCAGGCTGGCACGGGTGTCAGCCAGGGTGGCGCGCTGCTTCCTGGTGCCGAAGTTGACAAAGAAGCTGGCCTCCCAGGCGTCGCGCTCGTGGCCCGTGAGGCCCTTGACGATCACGTAGCCGCCCCACTCTGGGACGTCGAGCTCCTCTTTGCCAAGGCCGCTGTCTGCCCCGCTCTGAATGTCGCCACGGCTGAGGCGCCTGCGCTCGGGCGGCCCGCCGTTGGCGACGGGCGCCAGGGGATCCGCGATAGCCTCCTGCAGGATCTCGGTCATCCGCCGATGCTCCACTGGCCGGTGGGCTTGAGCGTGAGGTCAGCGATCAGCGCGCCGGTGACCGGGCCCATGAACTTGAAGCCCACCGTGTAGGCCGCGAACTGCACGTACTTGGTGCTGGTCTTCAAGAACAGCCTGTAGTTGCGCAGTGTCCGGTTGGTCTGGTCGGCCATCATGCCGGTGTTGTTGTCGTGCGTGGGGTCGAGCACGTTGAGGTTGATTGGGAAGGTCACATCCTCGGTCCGGATGATGGTGGGGACGATCTCCTCAACCCCGCCCGGGCTGGACTGGTTGGTGACGTCGTGGGTGTCGGTCTTCTGCCCCGGGCCGGCGACGGTGCCGACCTCACCGATGGTGGTGAAGGCCTCTGGCGCGCCGCCATCGCCCTTCGACATCAGGAACCCAGGACCAGTCTTTGCCCAGCTCATATCAGCTCAGCGCCGGCAGTCTGACGATGCAGAACCACACGGTGGCGGCGGAGCCCTGCAGGTGGACGGTGCCGTCGGCCTGAGCCCAGCCGGCCAAAGGCAGAGGCCCGAACGCGGCGAACTGCGGGGTGGTGCTGCCGATGGGCAGGCTGTACGCCGTGATGTCGCCGGTTCGCGCGCTGGGGTCCACCACGCTGTTGACGGTCACGGTGCCGGGAGCGGCCCCGGTGTTCATGACCAGGATCAGCTCGCGCCCGGTGCACACGAAGCTGTTGCCGTTGGCGACGTCGGCGGCGGTGAAGACCGCCGCGGCCAACAGCGCGGTCAGCGGGGTGGCAAAGACGCGCCCCGGCGGGTTGGTGATGGGAAGGGCTGTGATGGCCACTTACTAGCCTCCTGGATGGGCTGAACGCTGGTGAACGCGGACCGCCTGGCTGCCGCCCTGGATGTCCAGGAAGGCGACGTAGCAGTCAGGACACTTGTAATTCAAGTGCTCATGCCACTTGCCAGACAGGAACTCGTCGTCACCTTCCAGAGCTGCGACAGCCTCCTGCTGGGGCGCGTCCTCGGGGTTGCTGGCGGCGGCGGCGCGGCGGGAGCCCCTGGCGTCGGCCTCGCGCTGGGCCTTGGTCTCGCTGGACTCCTGGGGAGCCTCGACCACAGAGCCGGACTGCTCGCTCAACTGGACGGGCTCGCTGCCCTCGATGTCGGTCATCTAGGCCTCCTGTGCCGGGACGTTAGCGTCCCACGCATCGTAGCAGGGCGCAAAACTCGTGGCCACCTACTCGTCAATCCAGAACAGGTACTCCAGGCGCCGGCGGAACAGCCCCGTGTTGGGGTCGTCGTCCTCCTGATCGCCGGCTTTGGTGTGCCCGTTCCCTGGGCCCGCATCGCCCTTTAGGTCGCTTATAACGGCTCCAGCGAGCGCGTTGGCGCCTTCGTAGGTGACGTCCCAGCAGTTGATCCGGATGCGGGCCTGCGTGGGGCCCTCCTCGGCCTGGGAGGCGATGGGGTTGAGGCCGCTGATGCGCTGGTAGGTGATCGCCGGCATGACGGCCTGGGCGACCAGCTTGAGTGGGGAGACGCGCGTGCCCACCAGCGCCGAGGTTCTGGGCGCCTCGATGGTCAGGTAGGTGTGGAACTCGTCGCTGAAGGTCACAACTTGCCCGCTGCCTCAAGCCGGATCCGCAGCACCGCGCCGATCTCCTCCTGGGCCTTGTCCTTGGTCTCATCCCAGGCCGGCTGGGCGCTGGGCTGGGCGGCCATGTGGGCGGTTCCATCCTCAAGGAACCAGGGATAGGGCGGGTCGATGATGTCCGTTCCGATCGTGACCAGCACGTGGTCGGCGTCCAGCTCCGGCTCGGGCAGGGGTTCCCGCTGCTTGACGTGGCCATCGTCGCCGCTCTCCTCTGGCTGGGTGATGCCGCCGATGTGAACACTGCGCCGGTAGGTGCCGGTGTCCACTGGAACCTTCTCCTTCCAGGCGTTCTGGATCGGGATGGCGCCTGCGGTCACGGCCGTCTTCAGGCCGCCCGGGCCCACGGCCAGAGCCAGCTTGCGGAAGTTGAGATGGACGTTGGAGCTCCCCGTGAGGCGCCCGATGAAGCTGGCCACTACTCGCCCGGGCTGGCGGTCGGGGTCACCTTGCGGCAGGTGAGCTGGCTCATGGTGCGCATCGGGTCAGAGTCGACGGCGAAAACGTCCCAGATGGTGCCGTCGTCGAGCAGGCAGCGCATGCTCTCGTCGATCTGGGCGAAGTAGCCGGCCAGCTGGACCCTGGTGAATATCTCCTCAACGATCATCTCGGGGCCGCGCTGCTCCACTCCGCCGGTGACGTCCTTGGTGGCCGGGATGGCCTCCAGACCGGGCACGGTGGCCCAAGTGGTGGTGACGCCTCCCGCGGTGCCCGGGACCCGCGTGGGCGCCTGGATGGTGGCCGTGAAGGGAAAGAAGCCGCTGGCGACCAAGGCCTCGAGCAGGCGCGGATGGACGATGGTGGCGTGGCGCATCAGCGGGTCCGCTCCAAGGTCTCATCCATTGATCCAGGGCAGAACACGCTCTCGTTGGAGCGGTGCAGGGGCACGCGCTCCCGGTGGCTCAGGAACATCAGGTCGCCACACGCCTTGCAGTGGTGGGCCCCGTCCGCCGAGACCACGATGTCAGGGAGCGGGTCAGCCGAGTCAGGCAAATCCGCCCAGGGGTCCGCCGGCGTGGGCGTATCGAACACGGCATCACACGCTTGGGAAGTCACGCTCAAACTGCTTCTGGATGCGCTCGCGCATGGCGAACTCGTCGACCACGGTCTCGGCGACGTCGAAGAGCCCGGCCAGGCTGCCGGTGCCGTCGTCGCCGTTCTCGTAGCGGGTCTCGTAGTCGTCGGCGATCGCTCGCAGCTCGGCGCCCATCAGGTGAGCGTTGGTCTGCAGCCCCAGCAGCTTGATCGCCTTGAGCGTGTAGACCTGGTTGGCGGCGATCACGCGCAGCGCCTTGGCGCCGGCGAGCATGGGCGCCTGCGAGCTCATGTCGAGGAAGGCCTGGATCTCGCC